GCACGATGACTGGATCATCGCCGCCGCGCTGTGCGCTCAGCTGGAGGAAATGGACTGGCAGCCCTCCGCCGCTCCGCTCATCATCCCCGCGCCTGATCCGCTGAAGGGGATGAAAGGACTGTATTAGTGAATGAGCGCAGAGTGATTAGGCGCTTGGTGATTAGGCACCGAGTACTTAGTCACTTAGTGCTAAGCGCAAAGCACTGATCACTAATCACTAAGAACGAATCACTAAGAACCAATCACTAAGAACTAATTTCCACACGAAAGGAAACTCCCATGCTTTTTGGAATTGACGTCAGTTACCACCAGGAATGGATCGATTGGCACAAGGTCAGCACCAGCGGGGTGCGCTTCGCCATCATCAAAGCCAGCGAAGGTGAAACCTATATCGACCCGCAGTTTGAACAGAACATGCGCGGCGCTGCCGAAGCCGGTATCGTCACCGGCACCTATCACTTCTTTTTGCCGCGGTTCGACCCGCTGCTGCAGGCGCGGCATTACGTGAAAACCCTGCAGGAGCTGGGCGGCAAGCATCCCACCCTGCCCCCGTGCATCGACATCGAAACCCCGGGGCTCGGCAGGAGTGGACTCAACCAGGCGCTCAAGGTCTTCCTGGGCGAGATCTTCAAGCTCACCGGGCGCAGCGGGATGATCTACGTCTCGCCCGGCTTCTGGAACTCTTACCTGCCCGTGCCGGTGCTCAGCAACTACAAGCTGACCACCTCGGGGGTGGATTGGGCAGCCGAGCACCCGCTGTGGGTGGCGCACTACACCACCGGCTGGCCGTACCAGGTGTACCCCTGGGCGGGCTGGTCTTTCTGGCAGTACTCCAGCTCCGGCAAGATCCCGGGGGTGAGCACGCGCGTGGACCTCAACCGCTTCAGCGGAAATGCAGAAGACCTGGCTGCGTTGGTGGAAGTATGAGCAGCGCGCCGGCAGGATTGCTGCGCCGCCTGCTCAACTCAGCGGGATTGAAAGACAGCCGCCTGGTGCGCGCTGCCTTGAGCAGCACCGAGACGGACAGCACCTTCACCGTCGGCAGCCGCCTGGGCGAGAACACTGCCGAACGTTACGCGCCAGATCGCGAGGAGATGCTGCGCCAGGCGTTGGAAGCCTGGCGGGTCAATCCACTGGCGCGGCGCATCGTGGGGCTCACTTCGCAGTACGTGGTGGGCGGCGGCATCAGCTTTTCCTGCGCGCACGAGCCCACCGCCGCCTTCCTGGGCGACCTGTGGGAGCATCCGCTCAATCGCCTGTCGATGCGCGTGTACGAGTGGTGCGACGAGCTGACGCGCAGCGGCAACCTCTTCCTGCTGCTCTCGACCGACGCGGCGGGGATGAGCTACCTGCGCGCGGTGCCCGCCAGCCAGGTGCGCCAAATCCGCTCGCGCGCCAACGACCCCGACCAGGAGACCGGCTACGAGATGCAGCCCGACCGTCTGGACAGCGCCGAGCCGGTGCAATGGAAGGCGTACGATCCGCGCTTCGACGCACCACGCGAGACTGGCGGATATGACACGGTGATGCTGCATTACGCCGTCAACCGCCCGGTGGGCGCACAATGGGGCGAATCCGACCTGGCGCCCATCTTGCGTTGGCTCAGCCGTTACTCCGCCTGGCTGGAGGACCGCGCGCGGCTCAATCACTACCGCAACGCCTTCCTTTACATCGTGCGTGCGCGTTTTGCCAGCGACGCAGAAAGGCGCGCCCGTCAGTCCGCGCTCAACGCCGCGCCGCCGTCACCGGGTTCGATCCTGGTGACCGACGAGAACGAGAGCTGGGAGGCGCTGCATCCGCGATTGGAATCTGACGAAGCCGGTCAAGATGGGCTGGCGCTAAAAAAGATGCTGGCGTCCGGCGCGGGCATCCCGATGCACTTCCTGGCGGAACCCGAGGGTGCGACGCGCACCACGGCTGAAGCCGCCGGGGGACCTACCTACCGCTACTTCGAACAGCGCCAGCGCTTCTTCCTGTGGATGTTGGGCGACGTGCTGGCAGCGGCGGTGAACAGGCGTTCACGCATCGACCACCGCGTCTCACGGCGCGCCCCTATCCGTATGCATGGCGCAGACATTTCCGCCCGCGACAACATCTCGCTGGCGATGGCGGCGGGCAATATCTCACCAACGCTGTACGCGCTGCGCGACCGCGGTCTGATCGACGACGCCGAACTGCTGCGCCTGGTGTACCGCTTCTGCGGAGAGAGCGTCAACGTGGAGGAGATGCTGGCGCGCGGGCGTGAGGCGGGCGCAAGCCCTGAACCCGTTGTCAAGCCTGCGCCGTCCCGCCCGAGTAAACAGCCGGTGAAAGTCGATCCGTTCAGCGGCGAAGAGAAAGGAGGTTCCGATGCCTGAAAGTACAGCCCTCACACACCGCGAGCGCGTGACCTTGCAGAGCTGCCAGCCCGGGCAGCAGGAGATTGAGATCCTCGCCATCAGCGCGGGCAGCGGCAACGGCTGGGAGTTCCCGGCGGAGGTGTTGCGCAGTTCGCTGGCGCGATGGGACGGCGTGGAGTGTTTCATCGACCACGCCTGGGAGAGCCGCTCGCTGCGCGACCTGGCGGGGGTGTGCCACGATCCGCGCTGGTCGGAAGAGAGCCAGGGCGTGCAGTTGAACCTGCGCCCGTTCGGCCCCGCTGCGGGGTTGCTGCGGCAGGCCAGCGCGGACATGCGCTCCGCTGACGCGCCGCTGCCCAGCATCGGTTTTTCCGCGGACCTGGTATTCAGCGCTGCCGGGCGCCAGGTAACGCGCATTGAGAAAGTGCTCTCGGTCGACCTGGTGGTACGCCCCGCGCGCGGCGGCGTCTTTCTACCCGCGCCGGTGATGAGCGCAGACCCAGCAAATTTACAGATCAGCTTACAGGAGAAAAGCATGGAAATTGAAAAGCAAGGAACCAGTACCACCTCGGAGGCTGCGCCTCCGTCAACCGAATCAGCCGGGCAGGAAAGCAGCCTCAAAGCGCAAATGTGCGCCAGCCTGCTCGAAGCCTCACTGGCAGCTGCCCACCTGCCCCCCTCTGCCGAGGGCAGCCTGCGCACGCGCTTCAGCGGGCGCGCGTTCGAGCCGACTGAATTGCAGCAGGCGGTCGCCGAGACGCGCAAACTGGTGAGCGAATTGACCGGCGGCAGTGTCATCCAGGGAGCAGGTCTGATCAGCGAGATCGTACCACCTGAAGACCAGGTGAACGCCGCCCTGCACGACCTGCTCGGTGCAAGCCGCCCCAAGGAGCTGGAGGGATTGAAACCTTCGCGCCTGAGCGGCATCCGCGAGCTGTATACGCTGATGACCGGCGACACCGGCTTTAGCGGCGGCTACCACCGGGAGCGCGCGCAATTCGCCGCCGCCTCCGACCTGCCCGGGCTGCTCAAGAATGCCATGAACAAGCTCATCATCGACCAGTGGCAGGAGCTGGGACGCTCTGGCTACCGCTGGTGGGAACCAGTCGTGCAAGTGGAGCATTTCAACAGCCTGCAGGAGATCACCGGCGTGCTGGTGGGAGAAGTGACCGTGCTGCCCACGGTCGCGGAAGGCGCGGCGTACACCGAGCTGGCGGTCAAGGATAGCGCGGAGACCGGCGCGTGGGGCAAGTACGGCGGTTACGTGGGTCTCACACTGGAGATGTTCGAGCGCGACGAGACGCATAAGCTGCGCCAGTACCCGCGTAAGCTGGCATCAGCCGCGCTGCGACGCATCTCCGCACTGGTGGGCGCGATCTTCACCGCCAACAGCGGTGTGGGTCCGGTCATGTCAGATACTTACAATGTGTTCGAGGCTACCCATCACGCCAACCTGGGGACCACGGCGCTCTCCTCGGCAAGCTGGGAGGCAGCGGGCAAGGCAATTTACAACCAGTCAATGGCGGTGGGGACGGGCGGCACAGCGCCCAAACTGGCGCTCGACGCGCGCTACCTGCTGGTGCCGCGCGATCTGCGCCTGACGGGCATGAATTTGCTCTACCCCTCGTTCGCGCATGAGAGCAACATCTTCTCAGAGAACATGCAGCGCGGACAGATGGGCGACGTGATCACCTGCCCTGAGTTCATTGACGCGAACGACTGGGCGGCGCTCGCCGATCCGCGCCTGGCGCCAGGCATCATCCTGGGCGAGCGCTTCGGCGTGCTGCCCGAGATCGTCATCGCGGATGGCGAGACCAACGGCGCGCTGTTCACCAACGACGAGATCCGCATGAAAGTGCGCCACTGGGTGTCGGTCTTTGTGGCGGATTACCGCCCGCTGTACAAGGCGAACGTGGCGTAGAGCCCTAATTGTTGTTGCGAGACCTGGATGTTTTCCAGGTCGAAGCAATCTCCCACAAATTAATAGGGGATTGCTTCGTCGGAAGACCACCTCCTCGCAATGACAGTATAGAAAGTGAGATTGCTTCGGGCTGCGCCCGCGCAATGACAAATACAAACTAACGGAGAAACCATGACCTTTAATGAACAGATCAATCGTATTTTGCGCTCACGAAAGTTCTGGGTGCTGGTCACCGCCCTGCTCACCACGCTGGCAGCCTACCTCACCAGCCAAATCAGCGTCTGGCAGGCGCTGCAGGCAGTGGTAGCCGCGCTGGCGGTGTACTCTACCGGCGTCGCCATCGAGGACAGCGGCAATGCCAGCCCCCAGCCCTGAGCTCAAACTGGCAGAACGCCTGGCTGCGCCGTTCGCCCGCGCGGGGGAACCCGGCAAGCCGCTTTCGTACCGCTTGCTGCCGGAAGGCGGCATGGTGGTCATCAGCGCGGACGGGCGTAAGCTGTGGTTCACGCTGGAGGAGGTCAACCAGGCGCGCGCGGAATTGGGCATGCAACCAGTCGCCGCGAAAGAGCGCTCGCAGCCCCCACCGGATGAACCGCGCAACCCAAACATCACCTCCCGCCCGCCGGCTGGCACCCGCGACGGCAAGTCGGAGATGATCGTGCTGCCGCCGGACCTCAAACACATCGAGAAGATGATCCATGACCAAACTCGACGACATTAACACCCAGATCCGCGTGCTGTTGGATGACAGCGCTGCGATGCGCTTCAGCGACAATCTGCTCATGCAGGCGCTCAGCCAGTCGCTCGAAGAGATCCACCAGCGCGTGCCTCGCGTGCTCAGCGCGCAGCATACGGTAACGCTTGCCGGGAGGGATCAACCCCTCCCGGCGCTGACCGGCTGCCGTTATCTCATCAGCGTCACGCTAAATTTGACAGATGGCAGCAGCCGCGCGCTGGAACCCGAAACCGGTTTCACTTACACACTGGATGATGGAACGCCCACGCTGCACTTCCTGGGCAGTTCCATCCCGGAGGTGGGCAAGCAGCTCAATGTGGAGTATTGCGCCGCGTACACCATCGAAGGCTTCGCGGGTGAAACCAGCACCACGCTGCCCGAGGGATTGGAATACGCGCTGATCGAGGGCAGCGCCGCCCGCGCCTGCATTTTGCGTGCCGGCAGCCTGGCGGAGGGGTACGGACGCCGCGGTGATGAATCCGCGCGACTGATGGAGATCGGCAAGCGCTGGGAGCAGAGCTTTGCACGCGCGCTCAACGGGCTCAAGACGCTGCAGGAGTTCGGCTTCCCACCCGGCTTTCCGCTCGACCACTGGGACGGGGTGCGCCAATGAGCGGCTATGTACTGGGTGAGAATTGCCATGTAATCCTCAGTCACGCCAGCGTGGATGCCGGCGCTGAGTACGGCTTTCTATCTCCCCAGGACAATACCGTGAAAGATGAGGGCGTGCAGATCACCCGCCGCGTCCAATCTGAGGACACCACTTATGCGGACATTCACGCCGGCACAATGCTCTGGATCGCCTTTGATGTCCTCTGCGCCGACAATCAGCGCGACCCCAATGGCGCAAAACACACCAAAACCCGCCAGCAGGATTACGATAAACTAGCTCAATTCCTGCTCCAATCATCCGGGCTCACCCTCATAACTCCAATTGGTGCGTTCGTAAACTTAGGTGCTCTTGGCTACTCAGCAGACGAGCGCCATCTACCGCACCACTCAATCATCCGTTGTGAGCTCAACAATGTCGGTTTCTACTTCCCACCGGTTGACCCATCCCTCTTGGCGCTTTCGCTCTGGGATGGCACTTTAACCTGGGGTACTTCTTATTGGCGTTGAATTTTCCAATGGAGTGATCTATGGCATACCCTGAAAGTTCGGACGTTTCCGCTGGTCAGCCTACAGCTTCTGCGCACTACAACAACTTGAGAAAAGACGCCGTTTACTTAGGCAAAACTGCTGCACAAGCGGCAGACCTCGCTACCATGCTCTCTAATTATGTACAAAATATCAGGTTGGAATACCTGGCTACCAATCGCATCCGTTGCCCTTATGATGTCTTCAACCCTGCGCGGATCGTGATCAATGGCTACATGCTTTACCAGACCGCTAATATCGATTTAGCACTCAGTCAGTTTTCTGGTGCTGCATCTACCTGGTATATCTTCGCTAATCAATTGACCGGCTCTACAGCGTTCGCGTTGACGGTTAGTACTTCTTCCTCGCCGCTTGCAAATCAACGCCTGATCGGTGAATGCTATTGGGATGGTTCTAACGTTGATCCAACTTCTGTTAGATCGTACATCCCAGGCTTTCCTGTCGCTGATTATGACAGCGGATGGTTTGCTGTGACAATTGCTACAGTTTATACAAAAGCGCATAACTTCGGGTCTTATCCCCGCAATTGGAAGTTACTCTGGAGCTCCACCGCTGATGGCTTAGGTAATAATTATGATGTCCTGGTGGTCATTGATGGCAATGTTGCTAAATCACCAATCCGTATGACCACTTCTATTTTCACAATCAAAACCGGGGATAGCGCTACATCCGGCACGCTTTGTGCCACTAATGCTCTCTCAGCAACCGGTTATTACCGCATCCTGGCGTGGAAGTGATGTCAGATAGGTGACAGTGAGGTGGGTGACAGGGAGGTGCCTGGCATCGCGCATGAATCGATTACAATAGGGGCATGAAATTCACCCCCTCACTCGGCTTTCACCTGCATGGCACTTAGGTTTGACATCCCCCTGGCGGATATCCCGCAAACGCCGGACGCATCGCTCGTGCTCGACCACCCCGCGCGCTGCTCACGCTGCGGTGTACAGCCCGCAGATCATTATGAGACGCACAAGCTCAGGC